ACGGGAGCGGCGGTTGGAAGTTCCGCGATTGAGGATTGCCAGTTGGCAATTTCCCAATGGGCGGGGTCATAGAAAGACCAGTCGCCGCCCCAGTTTAGTGCGAAGCGTTTAGACGCTGGCAGTTGGCGATTCATTCGGTCCAAGACCTCTTTGCCAATTTTGCCGATGTGCGCCCATTCTTGCTTGGTGAGTTCCCAAGCGAATTTGCCGTGGACGATGTCAACGGCTTTGCCTTGGCAGTGGGCGGCACGGGGCCAGCGTAGTTTAGAGTTGCCGCGTTGGAAGGCGGCATTTTGTTCTTCCTTGGTGCGGAAAGCAGCGTGAACCCACATGGGGATTCCCTTGCTGCGCAGCACCTCAATGAGAGTAGCTGCGAAGATTTGTATGCGCGGGTCTGTCTGTTGCCAGTCCGCGCGGTTGTGTTGCGCCAGTTCCGTTTGCGACGTGAAGTGCGACGGAAACTTAAGGCGCGAGAGGGGCGCATGAGATAGTTCTGTCAGTTCCTGCCAGTTGCGCCCGAGGAAGTGCTGGATGGGATCGGGGTTAGGGTCCGCGTCTTGAGCGGTCATAGCTTCCCTGACGCCAGCCTTGAATTCCTCAAGAGTCGGAAATTCGCCAGCCGCGTAACGGCTCCAGAATGCGTTGATGTGTTTCACATGTCACCTATGAGGTTAGGCCCCCGTGAGGGGGCCTTGTGGGTCATTCTTTGGCGTTGGCGGGGGGGGTGGCCTTGACCTTCGACTTCGCCTTGTCGGCATCGTCTTGGGCCTTGTCGGCCACCTGTTCTTCCTTGTCATCGACAAGTTCAGTCTCGCCGGGGTCGGTTTCTTCGACCGGACGGTGGCGGGCAGCTTCGGCCCGGATTTCGTCCAGTTCGGACCGAGCATCCGCAAGGATAGCGCGTTGTTCGAGTTTGAACAGGCGCAGGGCGGAGGTNATCTCGGTCATGGTCCCGCTTTCGGGGATCATGCGATCAGCGTTGGTGAANATTTCACCCTCGCTTTCGAAGTATTCAACAGGACGCTCAAAGAGCCATCCGCGCGCCTTCTCGTTGGTGAAGACAGCGAAGGCGCAGTCCGTCACTTCGATGTCGGTTTCCGTGTCGAAGCAGACGAGCGTTTCGACACCGGAGAGCGACGTGACGAGGATGGGCGAGGCTTGCGTGAGCCGCAGCCACAGCCGCCCTTGTGTGATTTGGATTTGCTCATTCGGTTTCACCTCTTTCCAGTTTTCAGGGGAGAATTTCATTTCAACTTCCTTTCGGGGTTAGGGAGTTGACAGCTGTCAACTCCCGTTGAGGTCACAGGTCGTTTTTGACCGTGTTATAATCGTCGTTGTTCTCGTTGAGAACGTCGCCGATTTGCGTCAGACCCACGATCGTCACGGTGTGACGCGCAGCGATTTCGAAGGCCGGAGCCGCCGTGTCCGAGAAGACATAATGCGGGAAGTTTTCCGGCGCAAGGAAATGGTCGCTGGTATAGGTGGGATTGACGATGTCCGCCTGCCAGATGGCCGAGCGCTGTTCCGTGACCGGAGCGCCGGGGGTGGGCTGGAAGAAAACGCCACCAAGGCGGGTTGCCTGACGATTCCACTTGTCGTTCATGGGTTCATACCCATACAGACCAGCGGGGGTCGCGTGCTTCGCGTCAAGACGACGGTTAAGCACGAGATCAACAGGTTCGACACGTTGGATGTCACGGAGAGCGTCGGGAAGACCCGCAACGGTGGTTGTGTTCATCCATTCGTCAGACTGGCGCTCATCGAGGCGTTCCGGAAGAACTTCGACGGTGATGATGATAACGCCGCCCGTCTCTTGGGCCGGGACGTTGAGCGACAGAGAGGCTTGGAGCCGTCCGTTGTTGACGGACTTGCCAAGGTTCGCGCCGTCCGTTGCTTCGACCTGGTCGAAGCCGAAGCCGACCCGCTTGGCATCGAGAAGCCAAGGGCGGTTAAACAGGTCTTCGGGAACCCGAAGGCCCTGCATCATTTCGGCAACGATCACATCGTCGTTGTCGAAGCCCGTCGCATCGTTGCCAGCGAAGCTGGTCCGCAGCTTGGCGAATGCTTGGGTTTGCCGCGCCTTGTCGATGTCGCCAAGGGACGCGGTGATGCGCTGCCCGGCGAATTCCGTCCAGATGTCCGGGTAGGTCGGATTGCCGGGGGTGGAACGCACGAACAAGTCCGCTTCGCCCGTTCCTGTGGTTCCGCCGCGAACGGCCCAACCCGTCCGGGATTGGGTGGACGTTCCGCCCGACTCTTTGACGGTGCGGACGACAGTTCCGCCAGCGCCGACAAGGCCAAGGCCCGAAATGGGCATACGGCCCGCCGAAACGTCCAGATCGAGAGAGCCGACCAGAAGCGCCCGCTCATAGTCGGGGACGATACGCGAGAACCGACCCGAAGGCCAGAAGGCGCGGGCGAGTTTCTGCGAGTTGGTCAAGCTTTCCGTCGAATACTGGCGACGTGCCAGCTTGGACGAGTGCGCGGCGAGGCGGAAGTTGTAGATCAGCGAATAGGCGTCCATCAGATCGACGTTGATCGGAACGCCGGGGTTGATGTGCAGCCCGAGGGTCTTGGCGAATTCGCTGTCTTGGAAGTTGGTCAGCGCCGTTCCGGTCAGGGACGTAAAGAAGTTCGGCGGGGTGCGGTCCGCAGCGCCGAGGGTCTTGATGACCTTGCCCTGATAGGAATGCATGAATTCGTCGTAACCCGAGAATTGCGGGAACGCAGCTTTCGGGACGAACCATGCCTGAAGGTTGGCCTGAACACCGTTCAAGGTGGGGCGCGGCATGTCGCGCAACTCGATGTCGCACACGAAGTTGCCCGAGCAGCTATCGCCACGCAGGAGCGGGACGAAGGCGACCGGAACGACCTTCCCGGCGCGGCCGGAGGTCATAATGTTTGCGGTGTCCAGACGCCGGGAGCGTTGGAAAGATACGGGGGTTTGGTTTTGACGTGCCATGTTTGGCCCTTTCAGAAGTTGAAGTCAAACGGGGTGAAAGTGCCGCTGTTGTCGCGGCGCTCTCGTTGCGCGGATTTGCCGAGGGAGTTAAGCCCCTTGTCAACCCACTTTCGGGCGGTCTTCCCGGCATCTGCACCAAGGGTGATGATGCCAGCGAGCGACGAGGCGATGTCGCCATATCGCTTTTCGAAGTCTTCCGCGTTGGAGGTTCCAAGCGCGGGCACGATGTCGATACCCATCGCGGACGTGCCTTCACGTTCGGTTTCCCGGTTGACCGTGATAGGCCCGGCCTTCTGGGCGTTTCGCCCAAGGGAAGGACCGCCGCGAGCGCGGTTAGGCGCAGGGGTAATGACCGCCGAGGACGCGGCTTTCGCCTTGTCCAGTTCGATCTTGGCAAGATCGAGTTGCAGCTGGTCACGGGCACGCTCTTGCGAAGCTACGCCCGTGAATTCGTCGCTGATGCCTTTGAGGCCGCCCATAAGCATGTCCAAGGAGGCAAGCTTGGGTTGCGTCACCGTGCCAGCGGCAGACCCCACGGAGGGGGCCATGCCGAGCGCGGTTAGCGGGTTAAAGCCCGCCTGTTCCGCGCCACGGCGGACGGCATCGTAGTAGTTCTTGCTCTCACGGTCGCCGGAGAGGTTGAACCATTCGTTACGGGCGTTTTCGCGCCCGTGCCACGATTTGTATTTGGAACCGCCGCCGAGTGCGCCAGCGATGGAGCCGACGCCGGACAGAATTCCGCCGATGGCTGCGGGGTTCATTTGCGGCCCCCTTTCAGGGTCCGGTGCCGGACGTAGACCACAAGAAGGTCGCAGCCGATACCAATAAGAGCGACAGCACCAGCAGCGACAGCGGTGATGTCATCAGCAGCGAGACCATAGCCGCTAAGCGCACCACCGATAAGGGTGCCGACGCGGCGAGCCACAGGCCCCACGATCTCGTGAACGAGCGTTTCGAGCATTTCATTTCTCTTTCGCTTTGCGGGTCATCGTTTCCTTGACCCCGGTGATGTCGATACCCATGACGGTCTCGAATTTAGCCGCCTGTTGCGCCGCATCTGCGAAGCTGTCAGCTTCGATCTGGACGGACGGCCCTTCCGAGCCGGAAGGGTTGCGGCTGGTGATCGTGTATTTTTTCAGCATTTATCACTCCAAGGGATGAAGGCACGGCCCGAGCCGTTGCCTTTGCTGGATTTAGGACGACACTTGAGCGGGTCGTCCTTTTTCGGGTCTAGGGTCAGACCCTCACGAGCGTAATAGTCTTTCACACGCTCGTTTTCTTTTTTCCACGCCCCCGCTTTGCCAGAGGCAGCAGCAGCAGCAGCCAGATCGGGAGAGCCAAGGGTGCTTGCTCGACGGTAGCTATCAGCCCGATCAGGATGAACGGACAGAAGACCGCGAGCGCGAGCAAGATGGTTATCGACTTTAGCATCGCGCATTGCCCTTTGTTCAGCGGGGGATGGGATTTCGAGATAGGCGGGACGAGATACGCCAGCGGCTACTTTGTCCCTTTCCGTTTTGTTCTTCCGAGCCATTCGGTCAGTTCCTTTTGAAGTAACGCCGTGTATCTCTCGAAGGTAAGGGGATGTGTTTCGGGTGTCAAGTCACTCTGTAAGAAGTTTTCCAAGTTTTCGGAAAATCTCTTGCGGCGGTCGTGATCCTCTCGCGCCAGAGACATTTCAATGTCCCTTGTGCTGGGTCGGAGTAGGTCCAGCTTCTCTTGCAAGAAGGCTAGGTTCTCGTCCGGTGTCATGGCATCGAGATATTCCCGGTTCCATTGCCACTTTTCCAGCTTCTCGACGGCCTTAAGCGTCCACTCGTTGAGACGAGTTTTGGGGACGTTATGCTTGACAGCCATCTGGTCGATGAGCCGTTCGAGGTAGAACCGCTTTGTTGCCCCGGTCAGGAGATAGCTCCTGCCGTCCTGAGAGAACGGGGGGCGATAGTTGAAGGATGCGGGAAAGACGCCTAGGGCGGCATCCCGATCGGCTTTGTCCAGGAAGAACTGAGTGCCGATCGGCGGTTTTTTGGACAAGGTCATCCAGCTATCGCCTTTTTCCTTGTCTTCATCTTTGAGGAGGTATTTGCAGACGTAACGGATTGCCCGTTCGTCCACCGCGTTCGCAGACATGTCGTCATTGAACGCATGGCCGTGCGGCCAGATTTCCTCGTCAAAGTGGAATTGCCCCTTGTGGGGCATTTCGGGTTTAAGGGCCACGCCATCCTTGGGCATCTGCCAGAACAGAATGCAGTGGAAGTGAGCGCGGCCCTTGAGTGCGCCATATTCTGCGGTCGCAATATAGCGCAGTTTGTGGCCCCGACGACGAAGCGCCCGGATGAAGTCTTGGAAGTGCCGAGGGGTAATTACCTTATCGGCCAGATCATCGCGGGGCGCGTAAGTCAGCGTTATGACGCTAATGGCTTTGGCGTAAGCAGCTTCGCAGAGGCATCGACCGACATAGTCGTTGAGCCTAGATACGCGACACTGCCAGCACCCTTTGCACGGCACAGGTATCTTCTCATAGCCGGGGCCTTTTTCGACCCACACGAAGGAGGGGGATAGACACATGGCGGGGCCTTTCTTTGTCGGGACCACTAAAAGGATTATGCATCGAGTATATGTAATCCCCCGCCCACCTTTCAAGGGTGAAAGGTGGGCGGGGGCGCTTTGGGAAAGCTTGGGCAAAGGTGGGTTGGCGTTACGGCTTAGAGGCCGTGGGAGGGGGGCTACAGCGCGAGCTAGGCTAATGGGTATCCCATGCTAACTGTAGCTATAAGACGGCCCTGTAGACGCCGATTTAGCGGCTCCGCCGCTGCCAACCCGGATAGGCAGCAAGTTGCTGCCGTGGTGTTCGAGGTTCACGGCCCCCCGGCTTCGCCTTTTCGGGGGGCCTAACGGACCGAAACCCCCGCATGAAGCGGGGGCCCCTCGGTCCTAACCTGAAGCGTTGCGCTTATCGACCCCTATTTTCGCGTAGAATAAAGCGAGGGGTCTTTCGCACGGGGGCGGCGGTTGGTAGTTCCGCGATGGAAGATTGCCAGTTGGCAATTTCCCAATGGGCGGGGTCATAGAAAGACCAGTCACCGCCCCAGTTGAGTGCGAAGCGTTTAGACGCTGGCAATTGGCGGTTCATTCGGTCCAAGACCTCTTTGCCAATTTTGCCGATGTGCGCCCATTCTTGCTTGGTCAGTTCCCAAGCGAATTTGCCGTGGACGATGTCCACAGCCTTGCCTTGGCAATGGGCAGCACGGGGCCAGCGTAGCTTAGAGTTGCCGCGCTGGAAGGCGGCGTTTTGTTCCTCTTTGGTGCGGAACGCAGCGTGGACCCACATAGGGATGCCACGAGAGCGCAGCACCTCAATGAGGGTGGCTGCAAAGATTTGGATGCGCGGGTCTGTCTGTTGCCAGTCCGCGCGATTATGTTGCGCCAGTTCCGTTTGCGACGTGAAGTGCGACGGAAACTTAAGGCGCGAGAGGGGCGCGTGAGACAGTTCTGTCAGTTCCTGCCAGTTGCGCCCCAGAAAGTGCTGGATGGGATCAGGGTTCGGATCGACGTCCTGAGCGGTCATTGCTTCCCTGACGCCTGCCCTGAATTCATCCAGAGTGGGAAATTCCCCCGCCGCGTAGCGTTGCCAGAATGCGTTGATGTGTTTCATACTTCACCTATGAGGTTAGGCCCCCGTGAGGGGGCCTTGGAGGGTCATTCTTTGGCGTTGGCGGGGGGGGTGGCCTTGACCTTCGACTTCGCCTTGTCGGCATCGTCTGCGGCCTTGTCGGCGACCTCACCCTCTTTGTCGTCGACAAGTTGGGTTTCACCGGGATCGGTTTCGTCCACCGGACGGTGCCGTGCGGCCTCTTCCCGGATTTGGTCCAGTTCGGAACGAGCGTCCGCGAGGATAGCGCGTTGTTCAAGCTTGAACAGGCGCAGAGCGGACGTGATTTCCGACATGGTGCCGCTTTCAGGGATCATGCGGTCAGCGTTGGTGAAGATTTCACCTTCGCTTTCGAAGTATTCGACGGGACGCTCAAAGAGCCATCCGCGCGCCTTCTCGTTCGTGAAGATCGCGAAGGCGCAGTCCGTCACTTCGATGTCGGTTTCCGTGTCGAAGCAGACGAGCGTTTCGACGCCGGAAAGCGACGTGACGAGGATGGGCGAGGCTTGCGTGAGCCGCAGCCACAGCCGCCCTTGTGTGATTTCGATTTGCTCATTCGGTTTTACCTCTTTCCAGTTTTCCGGGGAGAATTTCATTTGGTTTCCTTTCGGGAAGATTGGGGGTTTCGCCGCGAAACCCCCTGTTGACGATCAGGTGTCGTTTTTGACCACGTTGTAGTCATCGTTGTTTTCGGCCAGAACGTCACCGATCTGGGTAAGACCAACGATGGTCACCGTGTGACGAGCGGCGATTTCGAAGGCCGGAGCCGCCGTGTCGGAGAACACGTAATGCGGGAAGTTTTCCGGCGCAAGGAAATGATCGCTCGTGTAGGTCGGGTTGACGATGTCAGCTTGCCAGATGGCAGAGCGTTGTTCCGTCACCGGAGCGCCGGGGGTCGGCTGGAAGAAGACGCCGCCCAGACGGGTCGCTTGACGGTTCCACTTGTCGTTCATGGGTTCATAGCCATAGAGGCCCGCCGGGGTGGAGTGCTTCGCATCCAAGCGGCGGTTCAGAACCATATCGACGGGTTCGACACGCTGGATGTCACGCAGAGCGTCGGGAAGGCCCGCGACGGTAACGGTGTTCATCCATTCGTCGGACTGGCGTTCGTCGAGCCGTTCCGGGAGGACTTCGACGGTGATGATGATCACGCCGCCCGTTTCTTGGGCAGGGACGTTCAGCGAGAGCGAGGACTGCAAGCGCCCGTTGTTCACGGACTTGCCGAGGCTTGCGCCGTCGGTCGCTTCGACCTGCTGGAAGCCGAAACCGACCCGCTTGGAGTCGAGAAGCCAAGGGCGGTTGAACAGGTCTTCCGGGACGCGGAGGCCCTGCATCATCTCGGCCACGATCACATCGTCATTGTCGAAACCAGTTGCATCATTCCCGGCATACGCCGTCCGAAGCTTGGCAAAGGCTTGCGTTTTCCGGGCGGCGTCGATGTCGCCAAGGGAGGCGGTAATGCGCTGCCCCGCAAACTCTGTCCAGATGTCGGGATATGTCGGGTTGCCGGGGGTGGAGCGGACGAACAGATCAGCTTCGCCCGTTCCGGTGGTTCCGCCGCGAACGGCCCAACCCGTGCGGGATTGGGTGGACGTTCCGCCCGCCTCTTTGACGGTGCGGACGACAGTTCCGCCAGCGCCGACGAGGCCGAGGCCGGAAATCGGCATACGGCCCGCCGACACGTCCAGATCGAGAGAGCCGACCAGCAGGGCGCGTTCGTAGTCGGGAACGATCCGCGAGAAGCGGCCCGAGGGCCAGAACGCGCGGGCCAGTTTCTGCGACGCGGTAAGGCTTTCCGTCGAATACTGGCGACGAGCCAGCTTGGACGAATGGGCGGCGAGGCGGAAGTTGTAGATCAGCGTATAGGCGTCCATCAGATCGACGTTGATAGGAACGCCGGGGTTGATGTGCAGCCCGAGGGTCTTGGCGAATTCGCTGTCTTGGAAGTTGGTCAGCGCCGTTCCGGTCAGGGACGTAAAGAAGTTCGGCGGGGTGCGGTCCGCAGCGCCGAGGGTCTTGATGACCTTGCCCTGATA